GCCCCGGCTGCGATGCCGTCTAGCTTGGTTTTGTCAGACGCGGACATTGAACCCGCTACACTCGTGGTGGCCGCCGTAATGCTGATGGCCGGGGTGGTCCCCCCGGACGACACGATAGGGGCTGTCCCGGTCACTGAGGCGACAGCGGCTCCAGCTGTGATGCCATCTAGCTTGGTCTTATCCGATGCGCTCATCGACCCCGCCGCGCTCGTCGTGGCTGCGGTGATACTGATGGCCGGAGTCGTCCCGCCGCTGCTTACGATAGGTGCGGTTCCCGTGACCGAAGCCACTGCCGCACCAGCGGTAATGCCAGCCAGCTTCGTGCGCTCCGCGCTCGTCATGAGGAGCTTGGTGGTGCCTTCTGTGAGGCTATCACTCGTGCCCGTCAGCTCAGAGGTGTCGACCTTCTCGAAGATGGCCGCTGCGCCGCTGACCTTGTACTTCATCACCTCGCCATTTGCGGTACCCCTCGCGCTAGGCAAGTCATACGCGGTAGCCACAGCCCCCACCCGTACCGCCGGAAGGTCAGAACGGGTACCGGAGAAGGTCGCTGCGGTAACCCCACCCAAGGTCAGGGTCGCCTTAGCCAGCGTGGCGTCTAAGTCAAGCAGGTTGTTAGCGTCCACCTTCAGCTCCGTCTCCGTGCCTGAGTAGACGAGCCTGTTCTTGATGTTGGTGACGTCGGTCTCTATCGCAGTGAGGTCCGTGTTGAGGGTGTCGCCTGTGGTCCCGGTGCGGTAGATATTGGTGGAGTCGAGGACCGCGCTGCTCGCCGCTGAGGTTAACCTGCCCTGTTGGTCTACGGTGATGTTCGCACGCGTGTACGTGCCGGGAGTGACCGCCGTGTTGTCTAGGTCTACGGTAATGGTTCCCGAAGTGGTGATAGGGCCGCCCGTGCTAGTTAGGCCCACACCCCCGCTGACATCGACGCTAGTTACCGTTCCAACGGAACCTCCACCCGGAAGGCTGGACCACCGGATGCGCTTGTTGGTCCCAGCGGGACCCATCGTCGTGTCGGAGACATCTAGGATGAGTAACTCATCGTTGCTTGCCGCCGTCGCGAGGAGGCTTAGCTGGCTGATTTTGCGGGTAGCCATGTTTCTTCAGGTATTGCTCTAGCTTGGCTAGGTTGACTCGTTTCCGTTTGTTCATAGACCAAGGATGCCTCTAATCATGCGCAGTTCGTCCTTGCGCAGGGAGTATTCTAGGTTCAGGCCCTGCGTGTAGTTCCTAGAGGTAGGCAGCACGTCCTCGTTGGTGCCCGCGTTGTACTCCGGGTAGAGGTTGTTGTTGTAGCACAGGTACTCAATCAGGCGCTCCTTGTACCAGTTAGCCACCTCCCGTGCGCTGTTGATGATGGGCTTGACCTCCTCGTAGCTCGCTGCGGCGGACTGCTCGCTCCCCATCACTACGATGCTGTTGTTGATGAAGCGGAGGCGGAGGATAGGGATGACCTCGGCGAACGCGTACTGAACTAGCATGGGCACTACGTAGGTGTCCAACAGGGTCTTGTAGATGGCGTTCCCAGCGTTGTTGATGGTTCCGTCGGCCACTAGCTCGCGCACCTTGTCGTACAGCCGGGTGCCCAGTACCGGGTGCACGTTGCGCTCCTGCGCCATGACGATAGCCGGGAAGAGCAGGTTGTCGTCTACGCTGTCGTTCAGCGCTGTGTCGCGCTTAACGCGAACTGGGCTAGTGAGGATGGTGGTGTTGACGCTCATGATTCACGCTGTTTGCCGCTGCCCTTCGCGCGTGCGTCGGCTGGCTTGTTGGGGTTGTCAGGATGGAAGCCCTTATAGTCCATATCGTTAGGCCACTGGGCCACCTCCTTGGGGTTGACGGGTAGCGCGTTGGCCTTGCGCTCCGCCGGGGGCAGCGCGTTGATGATTTTACGGGCCTCCCGGACGCTAATCCGCTCGTTGTTCTTCTTGAGGTAGGTCACCCGCTGCCACCAGTGCCTACATCGAGGGCCTCCCTTGTAGAACCACACGTTGTACGTAGCCGCCCCGCCCTTCCCGAAGCCGGGGTTAGCGCCACTGGCTGCTTCGATGTCCTCTTTGCGGTAGACCTTGCCCGCACCCACCATCAGGCGGCAGAAGTCCCGGCTGGGTCCCTTAGGGCCTGTGTTGATTTCCTGCGGAGCGTACTGGTAGCGCACCTTGATGAGCGGCGTGTCCTGTCCCTTGGACTTCGCGTCAGGCCTGCTCGCGGGCACGCTCGCGAAGGCCCACAGCGCGTCATGGGCAGCCTCCATGTCGTAGTTGACGGGTCGGCTGTCAATCATCTCCCACTCGTCCTCGTCCACCTCCTCTCCTTGCTCAAGGAGCCACGAAGCCGCGCTGCTTAGGTCGACCTCCGTCAGAGCTGCCGGGGCCTCTTCTTTGACCACCTCTGCCTTGCTCTCGCCAACCTCGATGAAGTCCGCAGGCTTGAGTGGGCAGAAGTACAGGTCTAGGCTGATTCCGTTGGCCGTAAACACAGGCTCAAGGCCATCGAGAAGCACCCGCTGGAACGGCACCACTACCGTATGATGAAACAGGGAGTAGCTGTCCCTCAGCTCGTCTGCGTTGTTGCCGAACCCGCTGCCGTCTCCGCGCACGCCGAACAGGAGCGGAGAGGTAACGCGGTGCCCGCTGAGGACCTTGCTATTGACCTCGCGGCTCAGGTACTCGTACATGGTGTCGGTGCCGTTATTCGCCACTGGGGTGAACGTGGGCTGCGTGTCAGTGCCGTCGTTAAACGTGATAAGCACCTTGCCAGCCCCCTCCGCGCCTCCAAATTTGTCGTTTACCTTGGCCTCGATAAGGCGCTGCTCCTCGTCCGTGGGGATGCCGTTATTGAACGAAATCATCATGGACGGGAAGAGGCCGTTCTTGAGGTTGTTGAGGTGGAACACCTGAATCTGATGGTCTAGCTCAATGTACCCGGTGCTGCCTACGTAGTCAGGGATGCCGTAGTAGTGGTACGATGGGCTGTACCGCTTCACGTGCAGCACCCGGCTGGCCTCCGTGCGGTCCTCTGAGCAGAACGCCTTGATGGCATCCGGCTTGCTGTTCTTCTTAGACCAATCTGCGTTGTAGTAGTAGACGTCGACCTTGCCCTCTGCGTCCGCGACACCCGCGCGCATCGTGTGCACGGGGAGGTGCTTCAGGCACACCACCTTAGTTCGAGGCCGATTCCAAATGGTGTTGAAGTAGCACTGACCATAGAGCTTGAGGTCCATAGCCGCCTTTCTCAGCACGTCCGGCTCGCTGCCCGCCAGTAGGCTCTGAAGGCGCAGCCACTGCTCCTTGTTGCCCTCATCGAGGTCCTTGTCTGCGGCATCGAGTCCATCGCCGTAAATCATAGCCGACACCCCGTTGACGATGGCGCTGTGGATAGAGCTGCCCATGTACAGTTGCTCTAGGTAGCGCCCGTACTCGTCCTCCTTGCCGTACATCACCCAGTCCTTCCCCTGCTTCTCCTCAAACAAGGGCACGTCATAGACGGGCATGTCGATGACGCTGAATTTGTAGTTACCCTTCATAGGCTTGGTATTGACGAGTGTCTAGGTACGGGGTGAACGTCTGATAGGTGGGGTCGGTGGTGATGCGCTGCAACAGGCAATATGCCGCCCCGCGTAGCGTGCTCCCCTCCAGCACCTCCAGCACGTAGAACCCATCCGGGTAGTCCGGTGAGTTCAGTTCCACGCGGCCGGGGGTGTTGTACGGGGGCACGTTAACCACTAGACCAAAGGTAAGGCTGCGCCCGTCCCACACCGGGGTCGCCGTCGCGTATGTCTCCTTCACGGCTCCAGTGGCTTCGCTCCGGAGGCGTAATTTGAGGTTAGCGAGGTTAACGATTGTGGTGTTGGTTAGGGTCAGCGTTAGTTGCTGGGTCCCGGTTTGAATCTTGACCATCAGAGGGGAATATACGATGAGGCGTCCGTGTAGCACAAAGGCCCGCTGTTAGGCGAGCCTTCGCTGGTGTTTTGCAAGAGTCCCGGAACTCTTCTGCAAGAGTTTGAACTCCTCTTGCAAGAGTTTTCACTCTTCTGCAAGAGTCAAAACTCTTCGTGCAAGAGTTTGAACTCTTATTTAAGAGGTTCTGAACTCTTATGCAGGGTTGGTCACGACGATACTTCCAGTGCCCGTCAAGCCGTCAAACGGCCAATCCGGGTCAGCTGGGTCGGTGCTAGGTGTGACCGCAATCGGGAAGGCCACCTCGTCAGCGGTAATCTCCAGCGTGTAACCATGGAGGTCGGTCCGTGCCGTTCCAATGGACATCTGAGCGGTCTTCACCACACAGCCGTTCACCGCACCCATCATCCACAGCTGGTCATTCGCATCGAGCACCCAGCAGAACACCCGCCCTTGAATCAGGATTTGGAGCTGGTTGTTGTCGGTTTGAGTGGCCTTGTGGAGCGTTACCGATGCCTTAGCCATGTAAGCGGCGCTTCCCGCGTCCTCGTTCGTCACGTCACACACGAGGCCGCTCGTGTTCGGGCGAACGTCATAGCGGTACATGGTGTAGTTCACAGCCCCGTAAGCGGTCCACGTGCCCGACGTGAACACCATAGCCGAGTATGCGAGCGGGTTGAAGTCGGCAAGGTAGATGGCTTTTACGCCGCCCACCTTGTCCTTACAGGCCAACCCGCGTGCTGAGGTTAGTGAGCAAGGCATGATTAGGTGAAGTCAAATCCGACAACCCCGTCGGTTGGGACGGCCACCTGAATGCCGCACGCAAAGTTCATGTTGATGACCACGTCGTCCTTACCATCGTACTGGTAACGCGGGATGAGCTTCGCCTCCGTTTGCGGCGTGTACGCGTTAGTTCCAACCACGAGGTTCTCCGGGTAGGTGGCTACCATAACGTCTACCGTGTTCGGGATGCCGATGGTCGGGTAGATGGGGTAACCCATGTAGGTAACCGCGTTGAACGCTTGGTTGGTACCCAACAGGTTCACACCCTGATTGCTACCTGACGTGGCGAGCGCCTGCAAGTAGAAGCCATACGCCTCGTACGAGCAGTAGAAGCCAAATCCGGGCTTCATAGCCACCGCTGGGTTAGCCATCACCTTGTCATAGACGGTAGCGAAGACGGTCAGGATGTTGCTATTGGACCATGCCGTGTTGCCCGTGTCGGCCTCAGTGAAGTCAGCACAAGCAGAGGCGTCGATGCCCGCCTCGTCAATCACCCCGTCGTTAGACAGGAAGCCGAGGCCCCACACAGCACCTGAATCGCCGCGCCACAACAGGGTCTCCAGCTGCTCACCCGCTTTGGCCGCTACCAGCGACACGAGGAAGTCGGTGAACTCCACAGGGATGTCCCCGTCACGGCGCATCTTGCCTTGTGCGGCTACCCACGTTGGGAAGACGGTCTTCCGGCAGACCTCTTCATAGACCTGAAGTTCGTTCAGGGTGAGGACCTGCTCAGACAGCGTCAGCACGTTAGCGCTCGCGGGCGTGCACGAGGCGGCCTGAATCGGGTTGGTGCTAACCACGTTGTTGATGACCGCCTTGCGCGTGATGCCCTCGATAAGGCGGCAGCGGTTCTTGGCGATGGTCTCGGCTGCGTTGATGGCAGCGGTAACGTACGGCAGCGCTAAGTCACCGGCATAGGTGTTAGCGGATACCGTAAGGTCGAAGTCATACTTCCGGCTCATAGTCAGTAGTGTTTTACTTGATTGATGTGATGCAATGCGGTCTCCCATGCGGAGCTGAATACCTGCGGCTGCGACTTGGTGGCCTGCTTAGCCGGGGTGTGCTTAACGCCAGCGGTAGCGGGTTGGTTTTCGAGCGCCTCGATACGGCTCATGAGGGTCTTGAGGTGCTTGGCGGTCTGCGCTGCCATCTCAGTGATGGCCTCGTTCATGGCCTCAACCTCTCCCTCCGGTGCCTCAGGCTTTAGCGCTTGGATAATCTCTACGACCTTCTCTACCAAGTCATCTTCGAGGCCAATCTCCGCCAGCTTCTTACGCATGTCGCCGTACTCGTCGCCCATCTCCTCCTTGTCCTTGCCCGCCTCGACGACCGGGGCCTCCTCTCCGAGCTGGGCGATACGCCCTCCAGCTACAACGAGCTTAGTGCCGTCCTCCAGCATGTACTCGCCATCCGGAACTACCTCCGCTTGCCCCTCCTCGTTCATCACGAACACCTCTACACCGATGTCCATCGCTTCGGCTTCGGTGACGACCAGCCGCCCATCGTCCATCCGCGCCTCCGCGTAGAACTTGTGGACAGTGCCCAGCTTGAGCAGGTCTCTGATTTTGTCGATTGTACGCATACCTATTGGGTTTATGGGTTAATATGGATTCTCTAGGGCTGTTTCTTTTTGGGGTCTAGGCCGCCCGCTGGGGCAAACATACGCACCCCGGCCACGTCTACCGGGTCGGCACCCACCGCGCTCATGAACAGCTGAGCGTACAGGTCCGCCTCGCGTGACGCGCGAAAGAGGGGCACGCCGTTGATGGTAAGGACCGGGGTCAGCTCCTCCATAACGAGCGCCTTCAGCTGCTCCATCACCGCCGGGTCCTTGGGGCAGTCCTTGCAGGGCTGTGCGAGGTCGATGGCCTTGGCGCTAACCACTTGGTCCACGAAGTAGCCCTCTATGCTGAACCCACGGACCTTATCGTCCTTGACCTGATTCCATACCGCCTCGTTGTTGACCTTAACGGACAGCATCCACGTGCCCTCCGGTAGCTTGAACCCGTACAGCGCCGCCTTGTCGCGTGTGGTGTCTTCGATTAGCCATGACTCCACTACGGTGAGGTCGCTCACTGGCACCTCGTGCTCGTACGTGTGCTGGTTCGTGCGCTCCTCCTTCATGTACCGTTCAGCCGCCTTGCGGATGGTGTCGGATGTGAAGTACACCTCATACTGCTCACCCGTGAATTCGTCAATCCTGAGGATGCGCTTATCGGGGATGAGGGCTGGGCCTATGAGCAACCGCCGCTCCTCCTCCAGTGCCGCGAACACGTACTGAGCGTCCGCGCTGAGGTACACGAAATTGGTCTCGATGGCTGGGAACTTGACTAGGCTGACAGCTTGGATTCCAGCCAGCTCTTCGTCATCGTCGATGAGTAATTCTACCAGTTTCATGCGTGGTGGGAGTTTGCCGTTTGAGATAGATTTTCTGCCCTCTCTTGCCCTTTCCTTGTTTCTCTAGGCGCGTGGCTATTGACTTGTCTAATCGTTGAATCCATAGGTTCTATAGGCGTTCCGGAAGGGTTGTGAGCGTTACTGCAAGATAGACCGATGCGCTAGTTGAGCGTCAATCTGCTGCTGTGTCGTGACCTCATTCGACACCACATACGCCTTGATGGGGGTGGGTTCGGTGAGGACGTTCGGCATGGGTGCGGTGGCTGACTGAGCGAAGCTGTTTGGCACCATCGCCTGTGTCATGGTGGGTGGGGTGATGCTACCGGTCGACCCCGCGCCGCTGTCAGGGAACTTCTGCTTGGCGATGGTAGCTATCTGCGTGGCACCTGTGATGGCCGCTGTGATGGCCCCCGGAATGCCCGCTGGGTAACCCAAGCCCACGGGAGGGGCCGCCAGTGCCGCAATGACCGCTTGTGCCGTGCTCATCACCGCCGCTGCCGTCTGAATGCCCTTGGCCCGCTGGAACGCCTTGCGTTGGGCCTCTATGTCGTCGCTGTCTGACTTGTCATTGAGCACCTGAAGGAAGCTGGCGAACGACTGCGCCATAGCCATGTAGGTGTTCATGGTGGCAATGCGCTTAGCCACCTTGTCATCCTCGCTCTTCGCCTCATCCTTCACGCTCTTTTTCCGGTACTCTTCCTCGATGGCCGCTAGCTCTTGCTTCTGCTTCTCCAGTAGTTCAGCCTCACCATGCCCGAACTCGTCAGCTAGGGCGAACAGGGTCTCGTACTTCTTGACCACTGCCGCTATCTCGCGCTCGTGCGCGGACATAACACCCTCGGCAAGCGCGTCCATCCGCTCGTACTGAGCATCGAGGGCCTCCTGCTCTGCCAGCGCCGCCTCTATGGCGATGGCTGCGGCCTCTGCGCGCATGGCATTGAGCTTGTTTTGCAGTTCGGTCTGCTTCCCGGCTGACTCCTCGCGCACGTTCAGCAACTCTACCTCTAGCTGGGTCAGCCTCTCGTAGTCCGCCTCCGTAGCTTCAGTGAGCTTCATGTTGGCCTCTTGAATCCGGACCTCCTCAGCCGCTAACGCCACCCTGCGGTTAAGCAGGCTCTGCTCCATCTCTACGGCCTTCTTAGCCGCCTCCATCCGCTCCTCCAGTGGCTTGGTGCTGTCCTCCGCCACGAGGTTGTACTCTTGAATCTCCGCGCGCCCTCGTGCGAAGGCCACCGCTAGGTCACGCTGCGCCTTACGCAAGTCGATGCTGTCCTTAGCCAGCTGGGCGGCTGCCTTAGCGGCACGCGTGATAGCCGGGGCCATCTCGACCACCTCCTCAACCAACAGGGCCACCCCCGCCGTTAGCGGGTTCAGGTGGATGGCTGCATCGCCAATCTTCTTAGCCCCCTCGATAGCCGCGTCCTTGGCCTTAGCGAACTCACCAGCGAACACGTGCCCTATCGCGTCACCTAGCAGACCGAAGCCGTCGATAAGCTTCTGCACTTGGTCCATCACGTACTGCTTCAACGTAGCGTAGAAGTCCATGATAGCCTGCTTGGGGTTCTTGAACGCGTTAATGAGCGCCTCCCCGAAGGCAGAAACCTTGTCTACGATGACCCCGAATGCTACCCCGAGGGCTGCGGTGGCCGTCTCCAGCATCTCAGCGCCGCGCTGGGTCTTGGTGAAGTACGCTACGAGGGACCCCACCGCCACTACGAGCGCCCCGATACCCGTCGACACCATAGCCGCCTTCAGGGACTTGAACCCAGTGCCCGCTGCCTTTAGCCCGTCCTTGATGCCCTTGAATGCCGTAATCATCCCCCCGGTCATCCGGTCTAGAGCGCCGCTCATCCCGGCTGCCGCCTCGTTGGTTTCCTTGGCGGCCTCGCCAACTCCGGCTACCTCGTCGGCTGCCTTCTTGGCTCCCTTGACCTTGATGTTAACGTCTATTTCGGTGCTCATTGATTCGGTGTTGAATGCCTAGCCACGCCTTGCGCCAAAACCCGCTCCAGCCTGTGTGCTCGTAATAACCATAGAATATCAGGCCCCGCGTAGTCGGAACGCGGGTTGCTTTGGCTCCTACTCTGATGGCTGCGAGGACCACAGGTCCATAGGCGTTCACTTTGCGTCTCATTCAGTTATGATGATAGAGTTGTTCTCCATGGACAAAGGTGCGCTATCCTCGTGCAGGATGGAGTCCAAGAACGCCTCCGCTGCCGTGGTGTCGATGAGGGTGAGGTCTACGTCAATCAGCCAGCTGGTCACCCGGTTTGCGTCCTTGCCGTCGATGGTTATCTCTACGGTGTTGGCTCCGGCAACCACGTCGGTACCAACCGCCGCTCGGATGCCTACCTCGCTCTGCACGCGCCCGCCTGAGTGATGGTGCGCGGGCGTGTGGTCCTCGCGAATGCGCACGACCGCGTTATCGCACTGGACTACGAATAGCTTCTCGATGAACTGATACTCGCCGATTCCCGTGCCCGAGTACGAGGCCACGTCAACCCCTACGAGTCGCGCCCTGATGTGCGTAGTGATGTTGTCACGCAGGACCATCACCCCCGCTCCGGCGCCTCCTGAGTCGAGGACACCCCGTGGACTTGCGACCTCTATCGTCCTGCCGGACGTAGTTGCGCAGAGGAGGTAGCGTTGGTGTGCCCCTAGAGAGAAGCCGCTAGTGTTGGAGGTCAGGTACACGTCCCGACCATCCGCGTACGGGAAGATGCCGTTGGGCATCGAGGCAATTTCGCTAGCCGTCGTGCGCCGAACTGGGATGCGGATAGGCCCGGCACTACCCGGCATGCTGCGGGGAGGCCTGAAGTGCTCTCCGCTACGGAGGAAGTCACTCGCTGGGTTGGTGCCCCCGCCGCCCGTGGTGGGCCTGCTCCACCAGCACGTGGTCCCGTCCCAGTAATACCCGGCTGCCTCACAGCAGTCGGCTGTGGGAGTAGCGGCGCTGCCCGCCGGGGTCTCCCATGTGGTGCTGCCGTTAGCGTTGGTGGCCGTCAGGACGAGTTCGCAAGGCCTTCCGGGGGCTGTGAGCTTGACGTTGGTCAGGGTCTTCAGCAGGCGCGCCCTCGCGACGCCCGTGTCGTCCGGGTTGTAGTCCGCCAAGCTGACCACGCGGTAGGTCTCGTTGTCAATCCTGATGACATCGGCAAAGCTCAGGTTCCTCACATCGGCGGCGCTTAGCACTACCTCGCAATCAAGCATACGCGCCGCAGGGTCGTAGAGGTCCGTAAGGTACTGCGCCCAAAACCTGTCATAGAGGCCCTGAGCAAACTGCTCACCCACCACTAGGGTGCTGTAGCTGAAGGTGTGTCGCCAGTAGAGAGACCACGTAGAGGCCCCGATGACGCGGTCCGTGAAGGGGCTGAAGTGCGGGTACTCCGTCACGGACGTAGCCCCAACGTAGATGGGGTTGACGATGGTCTTGAGTTCGTTATAGAATAGCAGCTTCGGCTTGGTGCTTACGGCTTCTGCCTCTCCTGTGTCCGTAGCTCCGTAGTACGTCGGTATGCTCACCTGCGTCAGGTGAACGCTCGTGGTCACGTTGCTAGTGGTGACGGGGTACAGGGCCGTGCTGCCGCACAGGGTGGGGGTGGTTAGGTCACCCTGAGCGAACTCATCGGCTGCGGTGAACCCGTAGTCCCCTAGCGCCATGCCGAAGTTGGCTTGGTGGTACTGGTTGAGGTAGTCGTTATCGACCCCGTCCGTGAAGCGGAGGCGCTTCTTGCGTAGGTCGGTGAGGGGTGACAGCACCATAGGTCCGTCCCGGTTGACTAGTCCGCTCCAGTCGCGCTCCTCGCCTGTGAGGAGGTAGTCCATCATCGGCTCTATCCGCACCACCCTCTCGTCCTCGCTGTCCGTGACCACTACGAGGTTGAAGCGCTCCACTAGTTCACGCAGGAACTCGGCAGCCTTGACCTGCGGAAGGCCGTCGAGCGGGGCTACGATAGCGCCCGCTGAGGAGCTGGAGTAGCTGATGAACTTGAAGTAGGTGTTCGGCGTGGCTGCAATGACGATGTTGCCTGTGCTGAAGGCGGACCCTACGTAGACCTCCAAGTACTCACCCTGTAGCAGGCTCACCTCAGCCGTCAGAACCACCACTGGGGTTACTGCATCGCCGGAGGCGTTGACCATGAAGGGTGCTACGGCAGCTACGGTACCTCCCTTCACAAGCCGCACATACCCCACAGAGGTCGCAGCGTAGTTGGTGCAGCATAGCGACACCTCGAACAGGGCCGTCATGTCAGCTGGGGCGGTGAACCCATACGTGGTCATATGGGCATCGGGGTCGTAGTTACCCGCCCCGGAAGCCGTCCATCCGGTAATTTGAGCTTGGTTCCCGCTAGTTACGGTCACTCCGCTAGTCAACCCCACCCGGCTGCCATAATACGGCCTCGTTGCTAGCTCTTTGCTGGCCGTGCTGAGCAGCAAGTAGAGGTCCGTCATCGGGCTAGTGGTGAGGAAGGTGCTAGACAGCGTCATCCCCGCGTACTCAAAGCACTTCTCTATGATGTGCTTCACCTGCATCGCAGGCTTGAGGTGGTACGGCTGGAGGTAGTTAGCGCTGTTCAGGCCGTCAGGAACCCCAAAGTCATAGAACAAGCGCCCACCGGGGGTGTTGCCGTAGTCAGCCAAGGGCACCACAACCACGCCAGCCCCTACCGACCCGTTAGTGATGTCGTTAGTGGTGTCCCAGCTGTCAATCACGTTAGCCGCCGTGGGTGCGTAGTCGTAGTCATCCAGCCCTATCGGAGACATGGCGGTGAGCACCTCGCTTAGGGTGGCGTCCGCCAGCTTGTTGAATAGCTCTCCTGTGGTGCCGAGGACGCTCACCTCGTACGTCTCAGCCGTCAAGCTCACTGACCTCAGCTGGAGGTAGCCCTCCGTGACTATCATCCCCTCGCTGCGCACCTCCGCTCGCGTGCGCACGTCAGCCGCGAACGTGCCTGACACGAGGTTCACGGAGTACCAATGGCCGAAGAACACGTTGTTCTTGGCGCTGAATGGGAGGGTGAACGCTCCGCTGTAGGGCGCCTGTCGCGTGAGGGGTGCGCCGGGGTCCGCGAACGCGAAGTTCAGGCGCACGCTCGTCTCATCGCCTAGGTCGAGGTTTACGGGAACCTCCCCCGCCTGCGTGTAAGCTACCAGCTGAATCATCGGTTGCGGCGATACTTAGCGTACTGAACGCTGATGGAGTATTTGAACAGGCGGTCATTCAGGGCCGTCTTAAGCGTGAATGAGGTGTCTTTAACGCTGACCCTAGTCCAAGCCCCGACAGCGTCAGGACGGGCAAGAAACACGGCATCTGAGGCAAACAAGGACTCCAACAGGGCCGCGTCAGCGTCACTCACCCAGTCCGTGGTGAGGTTGGCGGTACGGTAACCGGTCGATTTGAAGGTGGTTTTACCGCCCTCTACGTCGCTGAAGGGTTGGAAGTCCTGAGCACGCTGCCACGTACCCGCGTCCTTGTAGTAGCTGGACTGCGTGACCTCGTTGCTGTACTCCCTCCGCTTGGTGAAGTTGAAGTAGTCCCAGCCTCCAGCCCGGTTAATCCACCCGAGGGTCACAGGCGCCCCGTTGTAGCAGTCCAAGTCCACTACCTCAGTAACGAGGTTGTAGCTGCACGCGACATTGCTAGCGTCAAACAGGCGCATCTCGTAGCGCGTGACATAGCCAGCGGTGATGAGGGAGTGCAGGCCGCTGTCCCCGTTCAGGATGAAGCTACCCGGTGCCGTGATGGCTACGGCGGTCATCTGCTCGTTTGTGGTTACGGACGTAGCGGCAACCCCTACCATACTGCTCAGAGTGATTGTCTCAGTCACCTGCACGTTGGTGTCCGTGCGGTAGTAGCTTGTCTTGAGGGTTCGCGCCGTGCTCCCGAGCGAGCGCCCTGTGCCCGTGTTAGCGGCGTACCAAAAGCAGTGGACGCGGTAGTCCTGCTTCGTGCAGCGCTGCTTGAGCACTACGCCGCCAAGCTGGGTAGTTTCCGTAATCGGCGTAATCTCCGTAAGCCACCCCACCCCGGTAGTGGCCCCTGCGGTTACGCACCGCCATGAAGCCGTGGCTACTCCCTTCAGGGTCACCCCCCTCCATCGCGCGTCGCCCTCGTCGCCCGCGAACCACACCGCGTTCACCTTGACGTTAGTATGGTCGTAGGTGGTGGTTGGTGGGGTAAGCATGTCGGGGGCCTCTGCGCTGCCCAAGTCCACCTGAAACAACCCGGCTGGGGCGTACCCTAGGCTGGTCAGCGTGACCCTCTCATCGGCGTACTCCGGGGCCGCAGCGGCATTGAGCACGAGCGGGTGGTTGAGGTAGTCGCGGATGACCCGCTGGAGGTCGAAAATACCGTCATCGACCGCGTTAGGCGGGCACCTGAGGATGACGAGCACGTTACCCGCCCCGTCCTTGACGCGGCACACGTACCTGAACTTGGGGGCTGAGACGCTGGGGGCGGACAGCCGGAACACCACAGGCCCGAATGCGCTTACGGGGGTGTTGGTTAGGGGCTGCTCTTCTATGGTTACGGCCATGATTTCGGGGTGGTTTTTGCAGGAGTTTGAGAAGAGTGCGAAACTCTTACCGAAGAGTTTTCACTCTTGCAATAAGAGTGCAGAACTCTTGCAGGCGCTAGTTCTCTACTCACCGAAGAGTTCGGAACTCTTGCAAGAAGAGTTTGCACTCTTGCATAAGAGTATGCACAGAGTAGGTTATTCACCGGATTTCTCGTTAGCGGATTGCATGATGGCCTCAGTGAGGTCCTCCACGTAAGCTATGGCTATCTCACCAGCGTACTTCTTCTCGATTCGGGCGCCTGTGTCCGTGATGAAGTGGCTAGGCTTGAGGCCGCGCCTGCGGATGGACTGGGCGATGAGCATGGCGAGGGTGTCGTGGCTCATGGCCTTGAAGCGCCCGCCCTCCCCACGCGGCTTGATGCCTCGCTCGCGCATCCACGTGCGTATGACCGCGACCGGAGGGGCCTTGTCCCTGAACTGGAAGGGAGGCCCGCCTGTGGGGTTCTCCCCCTGACGAGGCCCGAAGGGGCTGCTCACTGCGCCCCTTACGCCGCTATCGACGAATATCCAGTAGTGGACCTTGGGGGTGAGGTTGACCATCGGGTTGCCGTCCGGGTCTAACATCAGCTCCGGCGTCATGCTCCTAGTGAGAGCGCCGCTGGCGTTGCGGTCGTCACGCCTGAGCTTCCCCTGCGCGTTACGCTTCCACAGGAGCGCAAGCCGCATAAGGACCGCGCTGGTCCGGGTGAGGGTTATTTCAATCCCCTCTACGGTAGTGACGAGAACCTCCACTAGACATCACCCTAGGGGAACCAAACAGAGGTCATTCTCGTTACCCCATTCCAGCGAGACGGTAGTGGCGTACCCCACCAGCAGGTTGTCCATCCGTACGAAGAACGGCTCGCACATCACGGGTAGCGCCAGCGTCACGCCCTCGCGAAAGAGGTCACTAGACAGGTGGTGCTTCAGCCACGCTATGGTGTCCTTCATCAGGTAGAGCTGATTGCTCAGCACCTCGATTCGCTGCTCCTCAGAGGGTGGCTGGAGGGTGGCGATGATGATGTCGATGTCCATGGTGATGGACCCCTCGTCTAGGGTGGCTGTTCCGGGGGTGATGTACAGCAGCGGGTGGTCAGCGGCGCTTAACTTGGCGATGTCAGCCTCGTCAGTAGGGCCTACCCCGAAGCCGTTGATTTGCTCGTGGTCGGCCGCGAATGCCCGGAAGCCCTCGATTAGCTGGTAGAGGTTGGTGCTCTGATTAGGTGTCATTAGGCATCTTGTTACGCTTCAATATATCTAGGTCTAGTTCGTAGCATAGGAACGTGAAGGCCTCCCGCACCTTGAGGTTGGTCACGGCCTCTATGCGTAGCGCGTCACCCTGCGCTAGGTGGTAAATCGTCGCATACCAGCCCCACTTCTCACCCAGCTTGCTCCCTCCTTCTCCATCAAAGATTGGCTCAAAGTCCCGGCGCAGTCCGTTGCGAAATTCAAAAAAAAAGCAAGCGCCCCTAGGATGACCTCCATCCGCAACAAGCGAAACGACTCCACCTCCTCCACCCCAGCGTACGGGGTAATTTCGTACGCGTCTCCGCGCTTGAAAACCACTGGCCTATACAGCACACTGGCAAAGGCCACGAGGTTAGCGTAGAGGTCCTGACAGATGGTCTCTAGGTCAGCGTACTCACCTACCGTCATGGCGCTCAGGTTGGGGTTGAAGCCGTAGGTGACACCCCCGTGCTCAAACGTGCGCACGAGGGGCCATGTGCGGTCGTCGCTAGGGTCGAACTTGCCCATAACCTCAATGACCTTCTCTAGGCTGGCAAGGTCTAGGTAGTTGATGAACTCTCGCGTTACGCCACACGCGATAGCCACCTGCTCAATGGGGTCGTCCGTGTTGTGGATGGCTTGGAACTGCTCTATGGTCAACTCGCCTAGATGGTCAGGGACGGTAATCTTCATCGGATGTGGTATTTCCCGCTGAGGGAGGTGGTTAGCTTGTTTAGGCAAACATAGCGCACAGCGTCTATGGCGTGGTTCATGGCATCGAGGGGCTGGTTCAGCTGGCGCTCGTTCTTGTCCGTCATCCACTTGTAGTTCCGCATCTCCTTAGTGAGGTTGAGGCTCCGTGGGGTGACGTGTAGCACGTGCCGCTTCATCACGTCTATGCCTAGCCGGATGCTGTCAGGCCCCTTCTTGCTAGGCTTGATGTTGAACCCGTGGCGGTGTAGCTCTTCTATGGACTTGGGTTCAGCGCTATCGGCAATGATTTCAGCCCGGTCGGGGAGCACCTCGTTTAGCTCCCTCACTAGGTCCGGGTTGGTCATCTGCGTGCGGTAGAACAGCTCATCTAGGTAGAGGTGGTGGTCTAGCTTGTAGACGGCAACCACTGCCGTAGGGTCATTGGTGAAGCCCCAATCTAGGCCGACCCCTACCAGCTTGGCTGCGGGGTCAATCTCGCTAGCCTCCCATGCCGGGAAGATGACGTTCTGCGACACCCCACGCATCCCTAGGCCGTAGATGCGCCAGTAGTTCTCGTCTGTCTCGCGCAGGCGCTCAATCTCTGTGATGACCTCCGGCTCTAGGTAGGGGTTGTCTAGGTAGGTGGTCTGAAAGAACTCCGCGTCCTCCCTAGGGATGAGGTCGTCGTAAATCCAGTGGAACTCGTCAGCTGGGTTGTAGTCGATGATGGCCCGGTCGGTCGTACGCAGGATGAGCTGCCGCCAGTCCTCCCTCGTTAGCTCAGTGGCCTCGTTGACGAATAGGATATTGCGCTTGCGCCCCCTGACCTTAGCGGGTTGGTCGATGCTGATGAACTCCACTAGGTTGCCGAACAGGTGGTAGGTGTTCTCGGACTTGTTGTGGAGGTTGGGGTGGTACCAGTCCTGCCCCTCCAGTACCGTGATGAAGTCCCTAAGCACGGAAGCCCTCAAGCTAGGGAAGGTCTTACGCGCGATGGTGATGGTCCACCCAGCGTTAGCGTTCATCCAGCACCACTCACACAGCGCTTGGACTATGCTGAAGGTCTTGCCGCTACGGGTGCCCCCCTGATGTATCTGAATCTTGGCCCGACTGGTTTTGACGTGGTAGTACGTGGCGGGTTGCTTCCGATTCATCCGTCTCAGGCATTTTGAGCTAGCGCCTTTGAACGATTAGGCCCGTTCCACACCAGCCCTACCCTATGGTCAGGATTGCGCCATCTGCACGCTAGCAAATCATTTGCGCTGGCGTTGACGTATCCGGCTGCTTCGAGGGCCTCCACGGAGTCGAATATCCGCGCGTGGCGGTCCTTGGTGAGGTCCACGAGGTCATCGCGGGTGCCCCCTAAGCTAAACACCACGCTGAGGTTGTCCGGTATGTGGAGCACCTCCTTGAACAGCGGCACCGACTTGGTGTAGGTGTAGAAGCGAACGTGGGGGCTGTTCTCGATGACATGGAACCACTTGTCCCGGTACTCGCGGCTGTACCAGTCGCCCGCGTCATGCACACGAAGGTAGGTGGGCTTGCGCTCCTGAATCTCCTTGAGCATCAGGGTAGGGAAGTCAGGCCGCAGGGTCGCCTCGTAACGCTTGCGGTAGACGGGTGCGACGTTGCTCCACAGGTAGGCCCCGCGCTTGGCGTAGCAGTACTGCTGGCAGGCTCCCGCGAACGGGCACGTGCGTTTGCCCTCAGGGGTCTCTAGGGCAGGGATGCCGAAGTTCATGACGCGCTCCCCGGTCAGCTTGCTAGCGTGCCGCAGGGCGGAGTTTTGGCTAAGCAGTTTCATCGAACCACGTGGGCTTAGTGAGCGGTTGACCAGCCGTGGTGATGTCGGTGGTCTCTACGTAGCCCCGCGCCTTGCCTTTGGTCTTCAGGTAGAAGATGGTGGCTGTGGCATTGCCCTCTTGGATGAGCTTGTGGAGGTTGCTCTCAGCGAAGTCCACGGCCACATCGGCCAGCTCCTTTACTGCGGACGCATACTCCGCATCCTCCCGTAGCCAGCGGTAGTGGGTATCGCGGCTCACATTCACGGCCTTGCAGGCGGTCGTTACCACTCCTAGGCTCTGCTCTAGCGCCTTAAGCAGTTTCTCTTTTATTGTGTCTGATTTGTCAGGCATCTAGGAACGCTTTTAGGGAGTAGACGATGAGGGAGTTGCGGTAGCCACCTTGCTCGTGGGGTTGGATGGGAGTGACCCCGTGGACGTTCCTCCACGCAGGGTAGACGAGCATGCTGTTGTCGGGTTGCTCGAAGGTAGCCCCGTAGTCGGGCACGTTTAGACACCCCCCTTGGCTGTTGGAGCGCTTAGTGTAGATGAAGTTCAGGCTACCTACGATGTTGCCTGTGTCCACGTGGAACGGGGCTGCCGCGTTGTAGTTGCTGATGCTGGAGGTGAAGTGCTTGCCGAACCGCCACTTGTCATCCACCGGGGCGATGGCCTCCAGCTGTTGCTGATGCAGTTCAGGGCTGAGTTCCTCTAGCAGGGTCATCCCTAGTTGGCTGATGGCTATCATGGCCTTCACGAAGGTCTGCGCCTTGGGGTCGCGGTGGGTGCTTGCGTACCCCGGCTTGAGCCTGCGCACACGAGGGTTAGGCTTGATGCTCCCCAGTAGGGTGCTGTACTGCATGACCCCTTCGCCTTGCTCGCCCAGCTCCTTGAGGGTACGCCCGGACTCTGTGGCAGCGGTGATGGCTTGGGTGCGGTGGAGGGTGGCTTTAGGGACCCGCTCGCTGCGGAACTCCTTGTTGGCCACGTCTAGGACGGCCCCCATCCGTACGTCATAGTCGTTCACGTTGCGCACGTACAGGCCTACGGGCTTCCCGTCCTCGACTAGGAGGCAGTCCTCGTGGATGTTGGGTTCAATGTACACACAGCGCTCACCCACCTTCACCTCGTGGGGCACCTTGGTCAACTCGAGTATTCGCATCGGAGTAATTTGAGAGCGTTTAAAGCACTTTCGCTGGATTGAACTATGCGGTGACTAGGCAGATTGAGAACACGCGTAGAAATGGCCTTCAAATGCCTCTCTGACTGGTTGCTGCCCCTTGCTGCCCGGCCCTCCGCTCCGTCACCTGCGATTCGGATGACCACGGGGTCCGCCTTGGCGATGAACTTGCTGTTGGAGAATCGGTCGCCCTCGAACACGGCTAGCTTCCGTGATTTCTTCACGTAGGCGAGGAACGGGTCTAGGTCGCGCATCACCGCCATAGACAGGCGGTCGCTGCCCTCAAAGGTGGTGCCATCGTACTTACCCACGACGATGAAGTCGTCCGTCTCCACCCAGTGCACCATGCCCATGCGGTACTTGCGCGCCTCGCTCGTGAGGAGCTGCTTCATCACCCACGTCTTCCCCACCCCGCAGTTGCCTGTGATGAGTACGCACTGCCTCAACCACGGCTTGCTGCTGACCTTGAATCCTTCTTCTTCCATCATGATGACCTCTCCGGTTAGGCGGTAGTGATTCTGTTTCTCCGGGCATAGGCCCCGGTCTAGGAGGTTGTCCTCTAGACGCAGGTGCTTAGGCAGCGCCCACTTACGGGCCTCCCAAAATACGCTAAAGTCCTCCGTAGGGCATAGCTGCTCGGCCTTCCGGATGCGGTCATGGAACATGTCGTTGTAGACGTTCGGGTACCTCCGGTTTATCCGGTGCCATCCTTTGTAGCAGCACAGGGTGGTCTCTAGGGTGAAGTACGATACGTCCGGGTGACCTATCCGCTCGCGCGCCTCGAGCAGGAGGGCCTCCCCTTCCCGCTCCAGCCAGTCGAGGTGGGGTGTGTAGTCCACGCGGTCCTGCTTCCACCAGTCGAGGTCGTCACGCCCTAGGACCTTGCACAGCCCGTTGCGGTGGCTCTTGCTCCCTGAGATGTCGTCTAGGAACAGCTGGTCGCAATCGAGGGGGATACCCGCAATACGGAGGTATTCCAAGTAGCTGAAGGTAGACAGCCGCCCGAAGGTGAGGTACTGGTTAGACACCACGTCCCACACTGCCCTGAAATTAGCGTGTTCCGTCCCTACGCACAGGTCTCCGTAGAACGCGTATTGGGTCTTCCCGTTAAGCGCCGCTTGATAGCTCTCCACGGCCTCCACGAACCTCATCCGCGTGTACCTGCGGTCCGTATCGAACGGCAGCCGCTCGCGATGGTGGGTGAACCACGCCCGCAGGTCCTCGATGTCAGCTGGAGGGAGCGGGTACTCCTTCCAAATACGGTAGGTGGTCAGAGGGTGCTGGGTGCAGCCGTTGATGAACGTGAACCACAGCGCCTGCTCCTTGGTCATACCCAGCTCCTTGAACAGGTACGGGAAGACGTAGTACACCCCCCCGGCATGAGCGCGGTACTTGAGGTGGTACTCGTAGAAGCGGAGGAACGTCTCGCGCCTGTGCTCGTGTAGGCGGTAGTCCATCACATCACGTCACTGCCTACAATCCAAAAGCAGGTAGTAGGGGTCAGGTACTCAGGCGCCCGCTCCTTGAGGTAGCGGATGCACTTGCCCTCGTAACGGGGGTGGAATCGGATGTCGCCGATGGCTTCACGCATCTCCTGCTGGTAGGTGCAGTACCCGGTGCCGTTCAGGTTCAGGTAAACCATGTCGTATTTCGCGTTCTCGCTAGCGAAATTGAAGTCAAAATACTCGTCCGTGTCAAGCCCTAGGTTCACCTCAACGACGGCACGGAGCCTCCTCCGAACGTACCCGATGTCATTGCTGCCCATGTTGCCGATGCCCATCAGCACGATGCGCTTCAACCCCGGCGGTGGGTACATCATGATGCCGTAGAGGATGCTCGTCACGCTGTTGCAGCTGCCGCACGGGATGATTAGGGTCTCCACGTCCTCCGGTATGTTCATCACCTGCCACGCGCCTACGCGGTGAAATCCCTCTATGTCCCTAAATGAGTTCTTCTCTAGGTCGAGGGTGATGTTGGTCTCTAGGTAGCGGAACCCCTCCCATGCGAGCGACGCCTTACGCGCCTGCGCCCCGCACGCCTGAGCGTACCCGACCCGGCTGGAGACGATGTGCGCTCCAAACTCGTGCGCCATGCGGAGGTACTTGTGCTCTAGCGGCTTGCGGACCCCGCTTACGATGTAGCAACCCACGTTGTAGTGGCGGCACGCTGCGGCTATGAACGCGTGCTGTGGACTTTGGCTGACGCTACCGCTAGCCACGCCCTTCAGGTTACCCTCGTCGTACCACTTGTCGACTAGGTAGATGCACTGCCGGAGCTTGCTTCCGTTGATGTTGCCGTACCCTAGCGGAGCGAACTTGTCGTCCCGCTTGAAGTACATGCCCCCGTGCCGTTCAACCGGGGTTAGGTCCCTCAGTTTTGACCCCCACGTCATTCGCCTAGCTCGTCTCGGAGCAGGGTGAGTAGCGCCATCCCCACATCGAAGTTGCGCCTGTTGGCTTCTTTCACTAACTCGTATGCCTCTTGAAAGAGGTCATTAGGGAAGTTGATGAGGATGCCCCGCTCGGTGCTCTCCGCTATCTTGGTTACGCGCTCGTCTATGCCGCTGAACTCGTCTGAATCCAATACCGTGTAGTCCGCATCGACCTCCGGCACCCACACGTGTAGGCCCCAGTCGTTCAGCTGGACAGCGTCCCACGTGTTGCTGAGCATGTCCCAGTCCCACTCCCCATAGCTGACGTTGTCCTTGACCACAAACTGCTTGCGCTGCTCCTCAGTCCAGCCCTCGGCTACGATGACAGGCACCTCTTTGAACTTCAGCTCCTCGAGCGCCTTCAACCGCATGTTGCCCCCTAGCGCCACGTGGTCCTCATCAACCACGATAGGTCGCTTCCACAACATCTCCGGGAACTCCTTTAGGGACTTGACCAGCTGGCGGTACTTCTCGTCCCGGATGACGCGCGGGTTGTCCGGGTTAGGCTTGATTTGGCTCAGGGGTAGGGTCTGAATCATCGCAGGTGTGTTCATAGATGGTTTTGAGTTCGTTCAGTACGCGTATCATGCACGAGGGGCAGCGCGTGTACTCCTGCCTCCTACCGGTGTACCGCTGGTAGAGGTCGATGGCTAGGTGCTGGGTTGCCGCTGTGATGGTGTCGTTGAGGGTGATGGCCGCTAGGTGCTGCTCGTAGATGCGCTTGTCTACGGGAGCGAAGGTGCGGTAGTACGGGAACAGGAGGTTGAGGGCGGTGCGCCGCTCGTCACACCCGCAGTCGCTACCGGCAATGGCCTTAACGACCGCCTTAACCCCGGTGGCGGTAGTGATGGCGTCGATGGTGTCACCTAGGCCCTTGGCCTTTCTGCGCCGCGTGGGTTTGCTTGATTGCGTCTCTGACATGCTTGATGGCCTTATAGATAGTAGTTCGGCTGATTCCGGTCTCCTTGGCGAGGGTGTTTAGGGAGTGTCCGTGAGCAACATACACCATAAACACCATCCGCTCAAAATAGGGGTACCGCTCCAACTGCTTCTCTACAAAGTTACACAGCGCCTCTCTACGTTCCCACTCGCCATCGTCGGGTGTGCTCCACTCCTCTATCTCGTAAGCGGCCGCTCGGTGGCGTTCAACCTGCTTGCGGTACTTGTAGTGCCATGGGCTGGTCTTGCTGTTGTACTGGTTCATCATGATGCGTGCTATCCAGTACCGCATCTGACCTCGTTCAATCAGGCCCACCATCCGACCCCGGTCACTCTCGTACAGGATGACCATCACCTCGTGTGCGAGGTCGTCTGCGTCGTGGCGGTTACCCCGCGTGACGGCAACCGCCATCTTGACGATGGCATCGTAGTTCGAGGTGACGTATTTGTCCAGTGGGTCCACGTAGAGAAGTATTAAAACAGGCCCTTTGTGGTGGTCAAAAAATGGCCTCGGAACGCGTTGATTCTCATAGAACAAGCACTTCTCAAGAAGAATAGCCGAGCGGTTACTCCGAGCTAGATGATTGATTCTTGCCTAGAGAAAATGCCTCTCCGTTACTCTCTAGTTCACGGACTTTCGCCCTGAATTCAGCTATCATCGTCTCTAGGTCGTGGGTGCTGAATCGAGCGCTTTGGTTACTCCTCACCTGAACCGCCCATGCCGTGCCGGGGCCGTACTTGCGGTCCAAGTTCAACCCAAACTGGTACTGGTGACCTGCGTTGGTGAGGTTGCAGTGCTTACACTGCGGCTTGACGTTGAGCGGGTCCCAGCGTGTGGCGTACTTGGCCCTCGTTTGGAAGTGGCCCGCGTCCATCTCCTTCCAGTGCTTCACGGCACCACAGGTCCAGCACTGCTGGCGTCCAAACGAGTCAGCCCCCGACAGCCGCACCCATTGACTGAATGCGGTATCGAGGGCTGCTACTAGTTTGCTGCGGCTTACTTGTCGTCGCTTGGGGAGTCGGGCTTGAAGGTGGGCCATATACCTATCTCTTTGAGTTCAGCGTCGCTGAGGGTGATAGGCTCAAACTTAGGCCTTAACTCGCTAACCCGCTTCAGGTTTGGGTCCGGGGCCACGCGATGCATGCGCTCGAGCACGTCCGCCCGGTACTCGCCCTCGTACGCGCGGAACGCGTCCATGAGTTCGCGGGTGCGGAAGGTCCCGAACAGCTTAGGCAGGAGCTTGCCCCGCCGGATGAGGTCGCACACTACGCACACCTCCTCCATCTTCAGCGCTGGGAACTCCGCTAGGAGCGCATCGCACGCTGTGATGAGGTCGTCTGCATCCTGAAGGGTGTTAGTGGCGCCTACGTCCTTGACGAGCCTGCCGATTTGCAGGGCCAACCACGCCCGCATAGTGGACGGGTCCACCTTAACCGCCCGCGCTAACGAGGTGCCTCCCTGCCACGCGCTCGTGGGTGTGAGTTCCCGCCGCACAGCGGAGGCTGCCTCACCCCCCGCCAGTAGCCCAGTCGCGGAGGGTGTCAACATCGAAGCCAGCTCCGGGGAGGCCCCCCTTGTGCTTAGCTGGTTTGTCAACTGGGAAAATACCTTGGTATCCATTGGCTATAGAGTTTTGAATCATGGCGATGGCGACGCGCACATCGCCGCCGCTCTCTAGTTGTAGCTTGTGGAGGGCTGCTTGCTCCCCCCGCTCCGTGTACGCGCGGATGTTGCGCTCCCGGCGGTCCTTCTTCCACTCGGACCACAAGGCTGCAAACCCATCATCATCCCACGGGAGTTGAACTTGGTTTTTTACTGGTTCTTCTATTGTGTTTCTTACTTGGTATTGGTTTGGTCGTTCGCCAAAATGCATTTGGTCGTTTGCCAAAATGGATTTCGGCGTTTGACCAAATGGATTTGGTGATTCGCCAAATTGGGGCAGCGCTAGGTCGTAGATAGCCCCCACCGGGGCTGTGATGGTGTACCACTTCGTCCGGTCCATACCCATGCGGTTGAACTGGGACACCTCTATGGCCGAATCCTTCTCTAGGTTCCTGAGCACCCTACGTATCTGCTCAGCCGTCCAGTAGGGGAAGAACACGCTAAAGGCCCGTGCGCTGTTGTATGTCCACACCCGACCCTCGTGGAGGTTGAGTCCGTTCGCTTGGTTGTAGACCACCCAGTAGACGAGGTGATGGAGCATGATTGCCCCATCGACCCCGTACCGCTGAGCAGCTACAGCGTTGAAATAAACGTCTCGCCTCATTTGAGTGGCCTCTCCGGTAACGAATAGTGATGCCTTAGGACAACGTCTACCACTTCGGTAATCGTTACTCTCCCGGTACCGGAGATGGCTTTCGTGTGCTTGAGCATGGGCAGCGGGTTGCGCTGAACCCAGTTGGTTACCGTCATAGCGGATACCCCAAGCTGCTCGGCCATCCTCGCCTGCGTGCCATACACGCTCCTAATCATTAGCTTAAGGTCGCTCATCGCTCGGCGGGATTGCAGCCAACGCGTCACGCATCCGGAGCAGCGTGCGGGCTTGGTTCATCAACGTGGCTTCGCTATCGACCGGAGTGCCAGCGGCCATGTTCCACTGAATGGCCTGACCCAAGGCCCATGACGCGTCTATGCGCGCCTGAAGGTTTGGGTCTGACGCTCTCGCGCCCCCGCCCCCGAACCCGCCTCGCGGCGCGTTAGGGTCCTGCTTGCTGAGCTTGAGCCGGGGTGTGCCCCGGAACTCGCCAGTGACCTCGTACCACACGGTATCCCCCTCCTTCCATGGTGGGGGCTGGGTCTTTGAGGAGGCTTCACCCTCCACCCCGTCTGCGAATGCGACGGAGTATTTGAACATGCGTCCGTACTGGCCATCGTAGTGGCCCATTCCCTGTACTTGGGTAATTGTGGTCTGTGTCATTGCTATGACTGATTTTAGGTGTTTAACAAAGGTTTCAATACTCTTCTGCAAGAGTTTTGCATCTTCTCACAAGAGTTTCAAACTCTTGCAACGCTAGGTTTCTATTCACGGAACTCTTGCAAACTCTTGCAGCGAGTCCTTAATTCCTTCTTGTTCCTCTACGGCCCAATCTATCCATTGGACCAAGGGGTAAACGAACTTGTTGAAGCCACTCAGCGGGATGTCCGGTTCAGGGGTGACGAAGTACATCTCCCGATGGGTATCGGTGGAGTAGTAGCCTAGGTGGGTGTAATGGCCCTGTTTCCAGCAGGCCATCAACCAATGGTAGTCGCGAGCGTGCCGCTCCGTGATGAAGTACAGCCGGGCAGTGTCCGTGCTGAAAATCGTAGGCAGGTACCGATAGACCCCGGTAGGGCCGTCCGGGTCGTCCTTCCACACCCAGTTAGGTGGGGCTATTTGACTGGCCATGGGTGTTGGTTGAGTTGACGTAATCGAAGTCGGTCAGTAGCGCCTCCATCGCCGCGTGCGCATCGCTCTCTATGACGTAGAGCAGGTACCTAAGGCGCTCGATAGGGTTGGCCCTAGGGTCACCCTCTACCTTCGCCATGCGCCTGCCAGCCAGTTCCAGTTTGCGCAGCGCGTCATTCCACTCCTGACGTGCTCTCACGCGTTCTGAGGTAGCGAGGTTACCTCCCATGGGGTCGTGTGGTTCGTTGGTGTAGCTCATGATACAATCGTTGATTCTTGGCTAGTTTCTGCGTCCCGTTCTTTCTTGGCCTGCTCAGCGCGCTCGATGTCGGCGTTGAGGTCGGCCGCTATGTGGCCCCTCACCCAGTCCACCACCTCGTGCCACGACACCCGGTCGTTTAGCTCAGTGATGATGACGCCTCCAATGGGGTCCTTGCGCAGGTTGCGCGTGTCGTCGGTCCATAGCTCGTGGACCTTGATGATGACCCGTTCATGGAACTCCCAGTCATGCGAGCGCACCCGCTTCGCGCTCAGGTAGTCACACAAGAAGGGCAGTAGTTGGTTCTTCCACATCCAGCGCTGCATAGCGTGGGTTCCGAGGTCGATGACGCAGGAGTACTTGTGTAGCTCCTTGTAGTTAGGTCCGTTGTGGTTCATGGTTCAGTGGTTTGAATGCACCAGTTCTCAAGGTAGTTTAGGGCGTTCTCTGCCTGCTTGATGTGCAGGGCAGCGTAGTCGTCAGCTGGCTCTACGGTAGCGATGAATGACCGCAGAATCTCTAGGGCACGTTCCTGTGTCATTAGCTGAACAGGGTTTGGGCTTCGTTGCTGGCCTCCGTGGGCTTCGCGGTTACGCCGTAGAACTGCTTAGCGCGTACCCACATGTCCGTTACCGCAGCGAGTGCCTTCGCCTCCTCCTCGTACCCGTACGAGCGAGCGCACTGCACGACCCCGTAGAGGGAATCGAGCATCGAGCAAGCCAGCTCGTAATTGCCGCCTAGATAGGCGTCCATCCCAGTGTAGAGCACGCACAGCCGGGTGTTGGCCTTGATGAGCTGGTGCATAGCCAGCTTGCGCTTGTGCGCTGGGGTCTTGTTGATTTCGGCGTAGAGCGCTGCGAGCGCTTCAGCGGTCAGGGTGGCGGCACGCTGTACGTGGCTATCCACCGGGGTCAGTAGTTGATTCATTACATCCATGGGTTTAACTGGTTCTCGACTTCTAGTAACTCCCGCATCGCATCGGCTGCGGCTTCGCGGGCAAGGTGCAGGCGCCTGCTCTGCTCGCCCTCGTGTATGCTCCGCTCCATGCCTAGGCGGAACATCAGCTCAGCTACGTCGCTCTGAAGGCCGATGACGTTAGCGAGCAGCTGGCGTACTTCGTTCTCAGGCATCGGCTCGGGGTGTGGTGTCGCTTACGATATCCTCCAGCTCGGCGCATAGCTCGATGAGGTCGTCGGAGGTCATGTCATACAGGTCATTGAGGTGGATGCCGTCGAACATGTCCTCCCACCGCACGTCTACCTGTGTCTCGATGGTGATTTCCCCGCTGACCCGGCCATAGCCGCCCGTGAGGTCCTCCTGCACCTCCACGTCCACGCTAATGCGCTCCTGCGTGCTCGTGAGGGCGTCCCGGACATCCTTAACCGCCTCTTGGTAGACGTGCTTGCACACCGCCTCGAGGTGCTGCCGGGTTAACAGGATGCCGTTCTCGCCACTTTCTTGACCTTGGCTAGGGGCGGCGTTAGACATGGCTGCGAGCGCCTCTGTGAGGGCTGCAATTTGCTTGCTGGCGTGGTCCAGCGCTTGAACCAAGTGGTTCATTGTGGCCGTGTGGCCTTCGTTAGTGGTTCCCATCATTGCTTGATTTAGGGAGGTTAATGGGGAGCAGGACCCTCCTGCCCCCCGGTTAGAATTAGTTGCCTAGGATGTGCTCTACGGCTGCGCTCGCCTGCTGCGCCGCGTACACGACCATGCGAGGGTGGTCCTTGAGCTGCTTGACCCAGCCGTTGATGTAGGCCTGTGATTGGTCGGCGCGCCACTCGACTCCGGCCAGTGCGCTGAGGTACTCGGCGCCGATTTCGGCTACCAGCTCTTCCTGAGCGTAGCTGTCGGTGCCGAAGCCCTGCACGTCCACTACGCCTGCGCGCTTCAGGCGGGTCGTGTGACCCGTGCTGTGAATCATCTCGTGGAACAGCGTGTGGGCGTAAGCCTCTCCCGCCACGAAGGTGGTGGCCTCGGGCATCTGAATCAGGTCAGCAGAGGGGCGGTAGTAGGCCTTATTGCCCCCGTGGTTCAGGGTGGGGCGGTTAGCGTAGCCCTCCCACACCCACTCCCATCCGGTGGCTGGTGTGAACTCGTCGCTCGTGGGGGCGACGCGACGCGGGTCGAGGCCCTCAACCTGAGCTACGTTGAACACGTTGTAGGAGCGGAGGGTCCAGCGCTCGTCGCACTCGGACTTCTTGATGCCCGCCTTCTTCAGCTCAGCCTCGGAGTACCACTTACCCGTCTCAGTGTGGCAGTAGGACACTACCCAGTAGATGACGCAGGTGCTCTTGCTGCCCTTAGCGACCTTCCCGCCTGCCTCGCTCGCCTGCTTGAAGGTCATCCACTCGTTAGCGGTGAACCCGAAGTCAGTCATAGCTGCGTTCAGGAGGAAGACGTTGACACCCCGGTAGCGGGTCTTGGTAGCCCAGTTCATCGGAGCGTCATCGGCGCCGCCCCAAGGACGGAACCAAGACAGGCCGCGCTGCTGAAGGCCCTCGATGACACGCTGGGTGATTGACTCGTAGAGGTCGGTGCGGGTGGTGGTGGTGGTAGCCATGGCTGGTGTGGTTGGTTGGTTTGTTTGACGGCACTAAGATGGGGTGATTGCGAACGGAAAACCAAATTTTCCTTTGACTTTTTTTTGCTTTCCTAGCCCGCTTAGCGGATGCGGACCATGATTGCAATGGCTAGCGCTTGGAGGCTAGGATGTAGCTTGACTCCAGCCGCTCGTGCCTCGTGCACGTACTGCCAAACCACGTGCTTGATAGGGAAGGGACACTCCATCAGGAAGTCCAGCTTCGCGGCTGCGAGCAGGCCCGTGTCCTGCGCTACGTGTAGGTTGAGGACCTCCGCGAACTGCTGGCGGTCCGCGCACCAGTTCCAGTCCTCTGCGAGGTCCCGGAGGCGCTGTGGGTCGAGTGCGTTAATCACCGGAGGTCAACGTATACGTGAACAGGGCAGCAGGTCGAGTAGTGGTCACCCACTACGCACCGGGTGAAGTGCGGTTCATAGTCGCACTCTAGGTACACCCGTGCACGCGCAGCCTCTACCGTCATCTCGTGGTTCCAAGCCACGCTCTCTACGATGCCCTTGAGCCAGTCGTTGAGCTGTACGGATTCGGTTTCGTTCAGGCCGGAGTAGTCGGCGTTGACGATGGCACTAGAGTAGTGCTCGCCTACTGAGAAGGTATCGAATAGTTCCATGGTAGGGGTTGTTCTAGGTGAAGGTGAGAAAGTTAAATCTCGTTAGCCTTTCGGTTCAGCTCATCCTTTACGTAAGGGCACGCTTCAAGGAAGCGGGTCCACTCAGCATCCGGGTTAACTTCAAGCGTCATGTCGCTGTACTCGATGGTCAGGTACTTGACGAACTCGATGCGTGCCCACGCTACCGTGGGGGTGAAAGACATCTCGAAGGCAATGTCACTCAGGTGTGAAGCGACGAGGAGGCGGAGGGAGGTGGTGTAGGACATTGTGGTGTGGTTGAGGGTGTTTGACTGGTTGGTGATTAGAGGGCCGGGATGAAGCTGCGAGCGAAGTCCAGTGCGTCTGAGACGACTACGTCAGTGATGTCAACGCTGTAGTACTCGCAGGCCAGCTCCAGTGCGTGGTGGAATCGGTCCATGGTAGGCGTCAGTCCGTTGACGTGCTTCCATGTGAACAGGATGTCGCTTGCGTGTTGGGCTGCGAGCGCTTCGGTCGAGGTGAGGTTGATGAAGTCCATGGTGGTGTGGTTGAGAGGTTTGACAGGTTTGATTAGCCAGCGATGGTGTAGACGGGGCGGATAGCGTAGCCGCGAACCCCGTTGTAGTCGGTACGTGGGTAGTACGCCTCGAAGTAGCCCTCCGGCACGCTGTCGTAGCGAACCGCGATGTACTCCTCGCCGTGCTTGATGTCGGTGAATACAACTACGCCTTGCTCGTACTGGTTAGTGTCAGGGTTGACTCCGATGACGCGCTGGCCGGGGGTGAAGGGGTGGCTCATTGTGTGGTTGTTTGTTGTTTGAACACCGCAAAGATAAGCCCTAAACCAAATACAATCCAAATTTATTTTTGAGAAATTTTTGGTTTGCCTATGCTGCTAGGCGTTTGCAGGGCAAAAAAAAATCAGCCCCCACTGGCGTCGAATACGCTCGGGAGGGCTGATTAGGGTCAAACAAACTGGGAACCACACCAGTTCTAGGCGAAGGTAGCTATTCCTCCATGAAACTCAAGCACAGGGGCAGGACCCCTACCGCGCACATAGCCACAGCCTCCCACGTTACCCCGTGGGCCACTACGTCATTGCAGGCGGTAGCCGCAATCACGCCGCCTACGGTGCGCTTAGCGGACCAGCGCTTGAGGTCGCCCTTGGTCTTGAAGGCCTCCGTGATGTCGAGCGCGCTTATACTAGATAACACACGCGTCCATGGGCGAGCGCTCATCGCTTACGGCGGTCGGGGACGAACCCGTCTATCAGGCGGTCGATAAGCGTGAAGACCTTGTTGTCGTGCTCCGTAGGGGTGATGTTGACGATGACCTTGAACAGGGCCATAGTGGCGAGCAGCAGCTCAGCCCAGTGGTTGATTAGGATGTCTTTCATGGGTTAGAGATTAGGTGGGGGAACTTAGCGGAAACCTTGAAGCTAGGGCAGGCCTTAGCATCGGTGTAGTCGTTGTGCCCAGCTACCGCGAAGTGTTTGAGAAACGCGTGCCTGAGCGTGTGCACGAGGGCGGTGAAGCTGGCCTGCTGTGCGGGGTTCATCGTGTCCTTGGGCTTGCCCTTGGGGTCCACCCCTCCGACGTACACGACACCGATTTGATGGTTGTGGCCCTTCGTGTGCGAACCCGTGCGCGTGAGCGGGCGACCCGGCTCAATCACCCCATCGGCCCGGATGACGTAATGGTACCCGACGTCTGACCACCCCCTGTCGCGGTGCCACTGGCGGATGGTCGCAGCCCCAATTTTGGGGTCCGGCTGACTGGCTGTGCAGTGGAGAATGATGGTGTCTGCGGGGATGATTTCCATGGGGTCCTAATTTGCCGTTTGAGGTACTTTTTCTGCCGTTTCCGGCATTCTAGCCGTTTCTCTAGGGCTTCGGTTATTTCTTCTGAGAAGTGCTTATTGGCTGATTCTCTAGGCGTTACAAACGTGTTTTTCTTGGGGCGGGTTCATGGCTGTCAAGGCCGTTGCGGGCCAACATCAGCTTGATTTCGGTCACCAACGACACCAGTTCACGCAGGGTTTGGCGCACCTCATCGTGGCCCGCCTCCAGCGCATCCACCCGACCTCTCAGCCGGGTAAGCTCGTTGTTCACCTTCACCCACTGCGCCACCAATGCCAGCAGCAAGGTCAGCGCCACACCCAACGTGTCGAGGTTCATGACTGCGGCTTGAGGTCATCGGGCCAATCCGGCGGCACCCCCGTGACGGGTCGATAGAAGATGTCTTCAGTGTCCTCGTACCAGTCGCCGATGTGAATGTTGAGGTCAACATCTTGGACCACCGCGTCATGCGGGTGAGGGTAGTTTGGGGCTTCGTCTGCGACGATGCGGTCAATGACGTAGTTCCCCTTGATTACGACGTATATCATTAGATAGTGTATTCGATTACAAAGCAAAGACCTCCAGCCCCGCTACCACCCGCACCACTAGCGTTACCATTCCGGGAACCACCCCCTCCTGAACCCGCTCCTCCGTACAAGCCCCCGTTGCCCCCGTTGCCACCTGTGCCAGTGATGGAGCTTGCGCCACTGCCGCCACTGACACCTAGCTTGTAACTCGGTGATAGGGCCGCGATACGGGGAGGCCATACCATGCGGTCTACCGCGTTATTGGTGCCGTTCAACCCGTTCGCGCCCGCTGCTCCGCCTCCCTGAATCCTTGTGGTGGCGGTTCCATTGAACAAGTAAAACTGGTTGCCTTGGTTGCCTGTACCGATGGAGTTTGCGGTGTTGTTGCCGCCTCCTGATGGCGCTCCTAATACGTTGACTATTTGGTCTCCGAAGTTGGTTGCCAATGACTGCGACTGACCCGAAGAACCCTGTCCTCCAGCAGCGCTGGCGCTTCTGCCCTCTGAACCCGGAAAGCTACCCCAACCATAGGCGGGAGTGTGGCTATTAATCTGACGTTGCCCGCCGCCCAATCGGTTAGTTGCGCCTAACCCTCCCAATGCCATACAATGCGACCCAAATGACGTGTTGCCGCCTGTGCCTCCATTGTTGCCTACGGTGCTTGCCGTTAACTGCGGTGTGCCCCCCGTTCCCCCTGCTCCGATAGTTACGGTCTCGGTAGCGCCTAGTGAAGCTGCCATGACCTGTGTCCACGAGATAGATGGCGCGCCTCCCCCGCCTCCGCCGGGTGCTGCAACGCCACTTCCGAACTGCCCGCCCGATGCGCCCCCACCGCCTGCGCCTAGACACAGAACCTCGATAAAGACAAGGCCCGATGGCTTCGTCCACGTGGTGCCACTTACGTATTCCCGTAGGGTTTGGGTGAGGGTCCCGCCGCCCCCGCTGGGGTTGTTCGCGGGCAACGCGAATTCGCCTATCATTGCTTGTAGATGTTCAGTGTGACCGTAATGCTAGCCGCCGGAAGGTTCGTGCTGTAAATCTTGACTGCACCTGCGCTGCTGTCCGTCTGTGGCAACATCTGCGCGGTACGTATGGTGGCGGCACTAGCGTTGTCCGGGATGATGTTGACGATGCTAGTGGAGGTAATGGCCGCGTCAGATATGCTCGCCTCGTAGACACCCGACACCAAGCTCCACGCGCCTGTGGCGACGGTCTTCCCGGTAACTTGAGTGATGGACGGGATGGTGGGCTTGTTCAGGATTTGCGCATCCCCACTGACTGCGGTCCAATCTGCATTGACATTTACCTCAGCCCCGGCTGCGATGCCGTCTAGCTTGGTTTTGTCAGACGCGGACATTGAACCCGCTACACTCGTGGTGGCCGCCGTAATGCTGATGGCCGGGGTGGTCC